CAGTTTGCCATAAACCTCAATAAAGAATATGGGTACGATATTGCTCAAGAATTGTTACAAGAAAGCAGAAAAACAGCTAAGTTTTCAAATGATGAGCTGGTTTCGTTAATAAATAGATATAAAGAGTTTATAGATTTAATGAAAAATTAATTATTTTTATAATAGTTCTGTTCATTTTGTCTTTGGTAAAAAGGGGTTAATTAATTTTAATCCTTTTTTTTTTGCCCTAAGCTATTGTTTTTAACAAATAATTTAATATCTTTATCTAAATTATAATTAAACTTTAGATATATGAACAATCCATTTTTAAATCCTGAAGATATAATATCAGGTACAGAAAGTGCTTATGTTTTAAATGAGCCTCTTCCTGTTTTAAATTTATATGACAGATTAAAATCTAAATATAAATTATCATTAAATAAGAATATTGAGAATTATTCTTCAGCCTCCACGATTAAATCCACGCTTAAAAACTTAATAATTTATGAAGATCTAACTTTACAGGATCTTAGATTGTTATATGCAATGATTGATGTTTGGATTCACGAGGCCTCAACAACTGATTTAATATTTGGAGCAAATCTTTTTGAAAAATGAAACATAAAGATTGGCCCTACATTAAAGGAGATAAGCAAATTTTAGCATTAGCTAAGGCTTATGAATTTAATAAAAAAGAATTAGACAAGTGTAAAAAAGAAAATAATAAATTAAAAAAAAGATATGAAACAGAAATTAAAAACGATTAAAATTAAAGGCAAAGATTATGTAGAGGTTAATGAAAGGTTAAAATATTTTAGAAATAATTATCCTGGATTTACCCTTACTTCAGAAGTAGTAGAAAAAACTCCTGATTCCATATTAATACTTACTACAATAAGGAATGATAGTGGAGTAGCAGTTGCTACAGGACTAGCTGAAGAAATAAAAGGATCTACATTTATAAACAAAACAAGTTATGTAGAGAATTGTGAAACCTCATCTTGGGGTAGAGCTTTAGGTAATTTAGGAATAGGATTAGATACTTCAGTTGCATCAGCAGAGGAGGTACAAAATGCTATAGCTAATCAATTACCTCCTTTAAAATTCAATTCTGATAAATATAAACAAGTAGCTCAAAGATTAAAAGAGCAAACTACTTCAATTAATCAAATTGAAAAACATTATATGTTAGATAAATTCACTAAATTAGAGTTACAAAAATTAAATTAAAATTAAAATTATGGCAAGAAAAATTATATATAGCAAATTAGCTATCAATGTAGAACAACTACCTAAACAGTATTTTGTTAAAACTAAAACAGGTACATATTTAAACCTAGATCTAAAAATAAGTTTAGATGATCCTAAAGTTTGGGATAATGATAATGGAAAGGTTTTACAATTTGGATCTTTTTCTAAACCTCAAACTAAGGAAGAGAGAGAAGATTCTGATATTCAAACTGAATACTTCAAAGGAATGTATTTAACTGTAAATGCTATTGGAGAGTTTAAACAAGATGGGGATAATTGGAAATGGGATGGAGATGAAAATTGGAAACAAGCAATGAACACTTTAAAAGGAGAGGTTGTTAATAAAGAAGAAGAATCAGGGGATTTACCATTCTAAGATAAAGGGTTATAACTAACAATTTAGGGGGTAAAGGTATAAGTATCTTACCCTCTTTTTTTTTATATTTACTAAATGCTAGACAAACAAAACTTAATGAAACAACTTGAAAAAGAATGTTTCATAGATACATCAGAGCAATTATCTTATCCTCCTGTAGCTATATCATTAGGAGAAAAACTTATTAAATCTAGTAAAGGAGATCAGCTTTTACCTGTGCCAATTTGCACTTATTCTAATCTATCCTGTGTAACAGCTCCTCCAAAAAGCAAAAAGACATTTTTTATATCTTTGTTAGCGAGTGTTTATTTAAGTGGTACGAATAGATTTGGAGGTAAACTAAAGGGCCATAGAAATGGTAGATGTCTTTTACATATAGATACAGAGCAGGGAGCTTGGCATACTCAGCGTGTGGCAAAGAGGATCGTAGATATGAGTAATGAATCTCCTGGATGTTATTCTATATACTCTTTAAGAGCTGAGTTTCCAAAAACCAGGATAGAATTTATAGAGTACTGCTTAAAGACAAAAGAAAATATAGGAATGGTGGTAATTGATGGCGTAGCTGATCTATGTATGGATGTAAATTCATTAGAGGAGGCAAATTATACAGTACAGAAATTAATGGAGTTTTCAGCTAAATATTGCTGCCATATAATAACAGTAATACATTCTAACTATGGATCTGATAAGGCTACAGGCCATCTTGGATCTGCATTAATGAAGAAGGTAGAATGTGAAATACAAATTGAACAGAACACAATAAACAAAGAATGGGTTACAGTTAAATGCAAAAGGAGTAGGAATTATTCCTTTGAAACCTTTAGCTTTACAATAAATGAAATAGGACTACCTTATGTAAATGATCTCTATGATCCTTTAGCATAAAGCCTATGAAAAAAAAATATATGAAAATGCTATCCAAAAAGCATAACGATTGGATAGATATTTGTAAATCTTTTGGTTTAGATACAGAAACTGCAAAGGATCTGGTGCAGGAAATGTATATAAAAATTTATCTTAAAATAGAAAATGATAAACTAGATATATCTTATAATGATGAAATTAATTATTATTATATATTTAAGTGTTTGAGAAGTATGTTTATAGATTTATATAGAAAGAAAAAAAGAGTTACAATAGTTAGAAATTTAACTGAATATAAAAAAGCAGATACCTATATAGATTATGAAACTAAATATAAAGAGATCCAAAAAGAATTAGATAAAATGTATTGGTATAATAAAAAAGTATTTGAGCTGGTAAATTCAGGAACATCAATAGCAGAATTATCTAGAAAATCAGGGATACCCTATTACTCTCTTTATAATACTTATAAAAAGGTAAAAGAAATATTAAAGAAGAAGTTATGAATGAGTATAACAGAAAATTAGCACAGGAATTAATTAAAAAGTACAGCCCAATAGAAGAACAAGATTTAAAGGATTTAGGCTTTGAACCTTCTACACTCAACGAAAACAAATACAGCCATATAGATGGCAAAGCTGCATTTACTACACAAATAATCCAAACCAATATAACAGTAGATATCAAAGACAGAAAAAGCCTTAGAAGGGGTGAGGCTGCAAATGATGATTATTTATGGGTTGAAATTAGAAACTGTTATGGCTATAATGGGTGGGCTTTTGGTAAGGCTCACTATATAGCTTTTAAACAGGCTAGTGAATGGCTGTTTGTTTGGAGAGAGGATTTGGTGCAGTTAATTAAAGATAAAGTTGAAAAGGTTTATGTAAATGATTTTCCATTATACAAACTTTACAACAGAAAAGGGAGTAAAGATATTTTGACATTAATAAAAAAAGAAGATTTAAAATCAATTAAAATACCAAGAAAATAATGAAACTAGGAAATTTAATAGAAAAAATAATAAACATAATTACAATAGGACAGGGCAAAAGATTTGCTACTTGGGTAGCCAAAAAAATGGGATATGAAAAGTGTGATTGTGATAAAAGAAAAAAATCCCTAAATAAAATAAAAATAAAAAGATGGTAACAAAATTTAATAAAGATGAAAAAAAACAATGGAGTAAATTTCGTATGGGTAAAAAATCATTCCTTAGTAGAGCAGAATTTGAAATGGTATCAAAGCTCCACGCTGCAAAATACAAACATTCGTTTTATTTACCTTGTACCTGTAATCCAAAAGTAATTAAACAATGGATAAAAGATCTAAATAAGATATGGGATAATGGAGATTAAAGAAGTTCATAAATGGGAAAGGGCAGTAACTATGATTCTTAATGTGTTTGGATGGGATCTCAAATGGGTAGGAGATCAAAATAATAGCTGGGATGCTGAGGGCCTTTCTCCAAAAAATAGAAGAGTAGTTATTGAGATGAAATTCAGAGATAAATATTATAATGAAAAACTCCTGGAGAAATCTAAATATGATTATTTAATGAGCCTCCCTAAAGATATAGTAAAACTATATTTTGTAAATGATCCTAAAGGCAATTATATGTATTGGTTAGATGGAATGGATATGCCAGATCCTACTGAATTATATTGCCCTTCTACTACAATCTGGGAAAAGAAGAAGATAAAAAAACAAGTATATCTTCTAACTGAAAATATGGCATCTATTATAAACTTAAATAGTAATTAAATTATTTGTTAATAATTTTGTATATTGCATTTATGAAAAATCCAATACCAAAATCCGAAAGGAGAGAATTTTCAAAACTACCAGATTATTTTTTAAAATGGGAGGGAAGAAAAATAAGAATAAAACCAACTGATCCTTTGTATAAATTGATGAGGGCAAGTAACTGATAATCAATAGATTATGAAAAAGAGGCAATACAGGTCAAGGCAGGGAAGGTCTGACAAAAAATATAGGGAAACTATGAAGGTTACTTGTTTATCAATCATAGGTTTATTATTAACATTATTATATATTTTATATGACAATTTTATTTGATGCTGATTCTTTAATTTTTGCTAGTTGTTATAGAACTAGAATAAATGGAGAGAAACCTGATGATATATATTATAGAGATATTAGAGATGCTCAAGATAAATACTCAGAACAATTTATGAAAATGATTAATGATCTTGATGAGCATTTTGATATTCAAAACATTTTAACATTCTCAGGATCTTCAGGAAATTTCAGAAAGATGATCACTCCTACTTATAAAGCAAATAGAAAGAACCAAGAAAAACCTCCTTTATTATATGAGCTACATAACTTTGTAAAGAAAACATATAATAGTATATATACAAGAGGATTAGAAACAGATGATCTTGTAGCTGCGAATTGGAATAGAATAAAAAATGAAGTTGGTAGAGATCAGGTTTTAATAGTATCAATAGATAAAGATTATAAACAATTTCCAGCAATGATATATAATTATGTAAAAAAAGAAATATATGATATAACAGAAGATCAGGCTTTATATAATTTTTATTCTCAATGTGTTATTGGAGATCCAGCAGATAATGTTAATTACTTTAAAGGTAAAGGAGTTAAATTTGCAGAGAAATATTATAAAGGGTGCAAAACAAAATACCAATATACTAGGAAATTATATGAGTTATTTAAACAAGAATATAAAAGTAAAGCCAAAGAAAAATACTCAGAATGTTATCACTTACTAAAATTAAGAATATGAAAGCAATAGATATAGCAAATAAAATTACTGAAATATCAGGAATAAATCTTTTTGAAAAAACTAGAAAAAGAAATGTAATAGAGCATAGAGGATTACTATGTTATATACTTAGAGAAAAATTGAAAATGAGATGGCAAAAAATGGAGAAGTTTTACACTTCTCAAGGCTGGGCTGTAAATCACGCTACTCTAATAAACAGTTATAAGAAATGGTATATATATAAAACAAATGAAAATATAATTAAGATCTTAAATGAGTTTGATTTTATGGAGGAGGATCAGGATGAAATAAATAAGGTAGATATGTTAGAAACTAAATGTAATAATCTAAAAAAGAAATTAGAAGATCCTTTAGTAAAATTAGTTGCTAATATCCCTGAAAGCAAAAAACCTCAAGTAAAAGAAAAAATAGATCTGATGCAGAGAGAATGGGCCTGGAAAGAAAAGGTTTTATGATAAACCTATATAACAAAGACTGTATGGAAGCTATGAAAGAAATGTCAGATAATCAATTTGACTTAGCTATTGTAGATCCTCCTTATGGTATTGGTATAAGTGGACAGAAAGAAAAAAAACAAGGTAAAAAAAGTGATAGGAAATATCACAAAGAAAAAAATTGGGATAACAAAATACCTGATAAAAAATACTTTAAAGAACTGCAAAGAGTTAGTAAGAATCAGATTATATGGGGAGCTAATTATTTTGTAAAACATTTGAGTAAAGGAACAAAAGGTTGGATTGTATGGTTTAAAGGACAAATAGGTTTAACTATGAGTGATTGTGAATTAGCTTACAGTAGTTTTCAAAAACCTACAAGAGTTGTAAATATTAATAGAGTGGATTTACTTAAACAAAACACTATACATCCTACAGAAAAACCTATAAGATTGTATCAATGGCTTTTAGATAACTATGCTAAAGAGGGATATACAATACTTGACACGCATTTAGGTAGTGGATCAATAGCTATAGCTTGTCATAATTTAGGGTTTGATCTGACAGGATATGAGATAGACAAAGAATACTTTGAAGCAGCAAACAAACGAACAGAAGAACATAAGGCACAAACAAGATTATTTTAAATGGAAACTAACAAAGATAAAAGAAAACAAATACCTATATATACAGGACTAATAAAATACTTTCCTAAAGCTCTAGCTGAGGTTGCTAAAGTATCGTATGCAGGAAATCAGCAGCATCATCCTGATAAACCTCTACATTGGGATCGTAATAAAAGCACAGATGAATTAGATGCACTTACAAGGCATTTATTTGAAGCAGGTAAAATAGATACTGATGGTCAGCTTCACTCAGCAAAGATAGCTTGGAGGGCATTGGCTAACTTAGAAAAAGAACTAGAAAATAGTAGAGATGAGAAATGGTACAAGGATCAATATAATAGAAATAGAGAAATTAAAGACCAAGTAGGATATGATGAACAGTTTGGAGATTATATAAAACAATAAATTTTTTTCGTTATATAATTGATTAAACAATATTTTTTCAATAATGCACCAAATAATAGGAGACTTAGAAATAGTACTAGAAGCTATAGAAAATGGCGACAATGATGATGCTGCTTATATGTTAAAAGAAATAAAACAAGAATTAGAATATAAAGCTATAATATATGGATGGTAGAAAAAAAAATGGAGGAGTAAGGACAGGAGCAGGGAGACCCAAAAAGGTAGATGAGGAAAAGCTAATAGAAAAGCTAGATAGTATTATCAGTAATGATGATGTTATTAAGAAGTTAGGAGAAATGATTTTAAAGGGAGATGGTAGAGCTATGAATTTATACTTTGGTTATCGTTATGGTAAACCTAAAGAATCAGTAGATATTAATTCTAGTGAGGGCTTTAACATCAATTTCAAAGACCTTATTAAGTTTAAATGATAGACATAAATAAGAAGTATGCACCTATCTCACAAGCTGAATCAAGATACTTTATAATAACTGGAGGTAGAGGATCAGGAAAGTCTTTTAGCATAAACCTCCTTTTAGTATTACTTACTTACGAAAAAGGACATACAATACTATTTACTAGATACACCTTAGCCTCTGCTTATGTATCTATCATACCAGAATTTATTGATAAGCTAGAACAGCTAGATATATTTGATGACTTCTATATAACAAAAGATGAGATTAAAAATAAGCGTTCTGGGAGCAAGATAATCTTCAAGGGTATAAAGACATCATCTGGAGACCAAACAGCTAACCTGAAGTCTCTACAGGGCGTTACAACCTTTGTATTAGATGAAGCAGAAGAACTAACATCAGAAGATACATTTGATAAGATAGATTTATCTGTAAGACAACAAGGAAGCCACAATAGAGTTATATTAATATTAAACCCTACTAGCAAAGAGCATTGGATATATAGAAGATACTTTGAGGATAAAGGAATACAGGAGGGGTCTAATATAACCAAAGACAATACTACATATATACATACTACATACCTAGACAATAAAGACAACTTATCAGAAAGTTATTTACAGCAAATAGAGAACATAAAGAAAAGGAGACCTGAGAAATATAAACATCAAATGCTTGGAGGTTGGCTAAGTGCAGCAGAGGGGGTAATATTTACCAACTGGAATATAGGTAGTTTTAGGGAGGTAGGTGTAACTGTATATGGTCAAGACTATGGATTTGCTGCTGATCCCTCCACTCTAATAGCTACCAGTATAGACATAGCAAATAAAAAGATATATCTAAAAGAATGTTTTTATAAACCTCGATTAACTACTACTCAGCTCATTACTTTAAATAAACAATTTGCAGGGAACTCCTTAATAGTAGGAGATTCAGCAGAGCCTAGACTACTATCAGAAATCAAAGCCTCTGGATGTAATATAGTCAAGAGTATTAAAGGACAAGGATCAATAACCTTTGGTATTAGCCTATTACAAGACTATGATTTAATAGTAGATCAGGACAGTATAAACCTCATCAAAGAGCTTAACAATTATGCTTGGTTGGAGAGAAAGTCTAACACTCCAATAGACAAATTCAATCATTTAATTGATGCAATTCGCTATGCTATTACCTATCAACTTCAGAATAAAAACAGGGGTAGCTACTATCTTTCTTAAATAAAGTTATTAAATATTTGGTGGATAACTTATTTATATGTATATTTGCTTTGTGTTTAAGTTTGAAAGAGGAGACAAAGTGTGAGCTAGGGGTCGAATCCCTACAACAGAGGTGCAAGTCCTCTCTCCTTTTCTAAATTGCGAGATAGAGCAGTTGGTCAGCTCGTTAGGCTCATAACCTAAAGGTCGGAGGTTCGAATCCTCCTCTCGCATCTAAATAATAGATTTTATGAAAAAGGTAATAAATAAAATAGTAGATTTTATATTCTTGTTATTGCTGTTTGGCTTAACTTGGATTTCTTTAGTTATATTTGCATAATGGATAAAATACAGAACTTACACGATCTCGAATATTTTACTAATATCTCTTTATCCTGTGAACTGGCTTTAAAGTGGAGTAAGGCAAGACCTAAGAACAAAGAAGTTCAGGCTCTTTCTAAAGCTCTTACTGATATTGCTTTTTATGTAAACAGAATACAGGGAGACCTCCAAAAGCACAAAGTAGCTATAAGTGATTATAGGCTAGACAAGAACGAGGCTCTATTAAAATATAATGAGATTAAAGACAAATTTGATAATTTAAAAAAACTAGAAATATAAAAGCCACTTAAAAGTAGTTTATTATATTAGTTTGTTTGGTTGAGTGAGCAGATACGCATTTTCCTGAGTGGTTTTATGTGTGTTTAGCTCACTCTTTTTTTATTTAAAAATGTTAAATTAAAATCGTTATATAGTTATGAAAAAGAAGTTAAGTGTTCCTAATGATCTAAGCGAAATCAGTTTAGGGCAGTATCAGAAGTTCCACAAAATACAAGAACAGAACGATGACCCCTATTTTATTCAATGTAAAATGATAGAGATATTTTGCAATTTAGATGCACTAGCTGTTAGGAAAATGAAAATGAATGATGCTGAAAGAGTTTCTAATATCATTAATGGAATGTTTGAAAAAAAGCCTCCATTGATTAAGAGTTTTGATATAGAAGATAAAGAGTATTCTTTTATTCCTGATCTTAATAATATTTCTTTTGGGGAATATATTGACTTAGATACTAATATATCTGACTGGCAAAATATGCACTTAGCTATGAATGTATTATATAGACCTGTTAAAGAAAAAAGAGGAGATAAATATTTAATTGAAGAATACACCTTAGACAGAAAAGATGAAATGGTAGATATGCCTATGTCTGTTGTAATGGGATCAATTTTTTTTTTCTTTCGTTTAGGGATGGACTTATCGAAAACTATGGCGAACTATTTGGAGAACAATCAAGAGGAAGCCTTGATGGAGTATCTATCTTTAACAGAAAATGGGGATGGTATCAATCAGTTTACAGTCTCTCTAAAGGAGATGTTACAAGATTTGAAAATATCACTAAACTAGAGCTGCATCAATGTTTAACGATGTTAGCTTTTATGAAAGAGAAACAGGAACTAGAAAACAAAAAAATAAAACGCAATTTTAAAAAATGAGCAATCAGGGAATAAGAGGGTTTTACCAAATTACTGAAACTATAAAAGACCAATTACTTGATGATATAAACATCAACACAGTTTCTTCTGGAGAAATATCTAATGTTAATCTTGGTAAACAAGACATATTTCCTTTAGGGCATATATTAGTAAACAGCGTTACAATAGAAGAACAAGCACTAAGATTTAATATTACTGTATTAGTAATGGATATTGTTAATAGATCAAAAGAAGAAACTATAGACAGATTCAAAGGGAATACTAATGAGCAAAATATATTAAATACTCAATTAAGTGTTATAAACAAATTAATACAAGTTTTAAAAAGAGGATCGTTACATACAGATATGTACCAATTAGATGGAGACCCAAGCTGTGAGCCTTTTTATGATAGATTTGAGAATGAATTAGCAGGGTGGTCTGCTAATATGGATATACTAATTTATAACGATATAACAATATGCTAAAATGAATGTAAGCGAAAACACAAAACTAACTTTAGATTTAAAAACAATAGGGGTAATT